GATAATGTTCTTTACGTTAACTTATGAACCTTGACTACACTGAAAAGAATAAGTCTGCCTATAAGTTAAAAGGTATAGGCCCTATCTACTGTATCAATCTCGATGAACAACCAGAGAGATGGGAATATATGGAGACTCAGTTTAAATTCTGGGAGATAGAAAACTATGAAAGGATATCTGCATATGATGGTCGTGAAGATGACCTAAGTGATATTCTTGTTGGTAAGTATCCAGATAATATGAGTGGTGGTGAGATAGGATGTACAACATCACATCTCAAAGCAATGAAGCATTACTTAGAGACAAGTGATAGCCCATATGCTGTGATGATGGAGGATGATTGTAGTTTAGATCTTGTTCAGTTCTGGAACTTTACTTGGAAAGATTTCTATACTAACTTTCCTTTTGATTATGATGTGGTTCAGATTGCTATTATATGCACAGGCGATATTCATACAAGATTGCACAAGAGATTTGTAAATGATTTCTCTACTGCATGTTATATCATCAGTAGAAGTCACGCTGAGAAGTTAGTTAGATTTCATTGTAGAAAAGATAAGTATAAACTTGATCAAGGTGTTAAACCTAGAGCAGTCGCAGATGATTTGATCTATAACTCTGGTAATACTTTTGCCATTCCTTTATTGGTATACAGGTATGAACTTGGTTCTAGTATACATCCAGAACACATTGGTGCATTCCATAAAGGAAATTATGATGCCCTGACAAACTTCTGGGCTCAGAACGGATCTAACATAGATATCCGTGATTATATGAACTATGATCCCTATTTGGGTAGGATAACCGAAAACTCTGCTGCCCAACAGTGACGGCCAGTAAATTGACTGTAACATATTGACACGTTTTTGAGGTTCTGATATACTAAATAAATACAACTGTCACATGTGACAGTTTGGTAAAGTCGAAGGGCCCGAAAGATCGTAACCCTGTGGCGAATGTTAAACTATCCTCTGTCGGGGATGGTATCATCCGCAGGGAATATCCCTTGCGAGACAAATAAAAATACAAATGTCTATTAAGTCTAAAATTGCAGCTCTTGCTGCCTCTCCGTTCCTATTTGCTGGTGCTGCTTTTGCAGGCCCATATGTCAATGTAGAAGCGACATCAAGTTATACAGGAGATGATTATACATCTACTTCTACTGAATTCCAACTTGGATATGAAGGAAGCAACTGGTATGTATCTGGTGGCCCTGTAGTATCTTCACCTGACAATGGTGAGTCTTCAACAGACTTCATCGGTTATGTTGGTGGATCTTTAGATCTAACTGAGTCAGTTGGTGCATATGGCGAAATCTCTCTACTTACAGACGAGACTGCAGATAATGCATACGCAGTTAAAGTTGGTGCTAAGTATACTTTCTAAGTTTAGTATCACAACTATACAAGACTCCTTCGGGGGTCTTTTTTTATGTCAGGAAATAAAAATTAAGAGAAGTTTAATAATGTATTAAGGATTACATATCGTGTATAATATAAGGAGGTTTATAAACTAAAACTATGAAAGCATTAGCAGTTGGCCTGCTCGCACTTGGTGTATCAGCACCAGCATTCGCAGGCCCGTATGTATCCACCAAGACCGAATTTAAAGGTAACGAGGATGGATATTCTAAGATGGTTAACCAAGCAAGAATTGGCACAACCTTTAAAGTAGGATCATTGAAACCATACATCGAAGCTGGTGGTGGTATTGTATCACCAGATGGTAAAGATGCAGAAGGATTCCAAGTAATCGAAGTTGGTTCTAAGTTCAAACTTACTGACTCACTTGCTGCAAAAGCAAAGTTTGAGCATAAGTGGGAACCAGATTCAGAGAGAGACTGGAAATTTGAAGTTGGCACAAAGTATAAATTCTAATTATGAAAAAGGCACTACTAATCGCAGCAGCATTATTAACTGCTGCCTCACCAACATTAGCATCTACCAGACTATCTGGTGCAGGAGCATCGTTCCCTGCTAAGATCTACACTCGTTGGTTCGCTGACCTTGCAAAAGAAAAAGGTGCAGCAAGAGTAAACTATCAGGCAGTTGGATCTGGTAGTGGTAGAAAAGCATTTATTGATGAGACAGTAAACTTTGGTGCATCTGATGATCCTATGAAAGATAGTGACATTGCCAAAGTAAAACGTGGTCTAGTTCAGATACCTATGACAGGTGGAACTATCGCATTTGGTTACAATAATCCTGGCTGTGATTTAAAACTCACACAACAACAGGCAGTTGAAGTTGCAATGGGTATCATTACTAACTGGAAAGAACTTGGATGTGATGACCAGAAGTTAACTTGGGCCCATCGTTCAGATGGATCTGGAACTACCAAGGCATTCACTAATAGTATGGAAGCATTCTCTCCTACTTGGTCATTAGGCACAGGTAAATCTGTAGCATGGCCAACAGGTGTGGGTGGTAAGGGTAACGCAGGAGTAGCAGGAGTTATTAAGAATACACCTGGTGCTATCGGTTATGTAAACCAATCTTACATTGATGACACTGTTGTAGCAGCAGCACTCCAAAACTTAAACGGTGAGTTTTTAAAACCATCTGTTGAAGCAGGAGCTAAAGCACTTAATGGTATTGAGTTAGATGAAAACCTAGCAGGTAAGAACCCTAACCCAACAGCAGAAGGAGCATATCCTATTGCTACATTGACTTGGATACTTGCATATGAAGAGGGCAATGGTAGAAATACCAAAGCAATCAAGTCTACATTGAGTAGATTACTTAGTGATGAGTATCAGGATAAAGCACCTAAACTAGGATTCGTTCCTTTGAAGGGTGAGATCTTGGAAAAAGCAAGAGACGCTGTTAACAAAATAAGTAAGTAACTGTAACACTTCTGTTACAGATAATACATAGAAGCAGGTATTTATACCTGCTTTTTTAGTGTTTTCGGATATTATTGTAAAGTTATGTTGACAAAATTTTAGATTTCCTATATAATTATGTTACGTTACTTAATAAAACTTAAATGACTGTTACAACAGAATCAGGTGGAAGACAAAACGCTTTCCCAAATGAAACAAGACCTTACATTGATGAAAGTGCTTCCTATGAGGGCTATCCTCAGAACGCTGAGAAAGTTAATGGTCGTTGGGCAATGATCGGTTTCGTTGCACTACTAGGTGCATATGCCACCACAGGTCAAATCATTCCAGGTATATTTTAATGAATTACTGGAAGGTCGCAGAACAAATGAATGGTCGCCTAGCGATGATGGGTTTGTTCGCAGCCGTAGTTAACTACGGATTTACTGGTTGGATTATACCAGGCATTTTCTAAGGAGACTTAGATGAAATTTCAATCTCAATTTACAATTAATTACAAAGAGGAAAAACTCATGACACCAGAAGCAGAAAGATTTAACGGTTGGGCAGCAATGCTTGGCTTCGTAGCAGCAGTAGGAGCATACGCTACAACAGGAAACATTATACCAGGTATATTCTAAATGAAAAAAGAAATAGAAAAGGAAAAGGTATTTGCAGAGAAGCTTAATGGCAGATTCGCAATGCTTGGCATCATCGCAGGATTAGGTGCTTATTTAACAACAGGTCAAATTATACCAGGTTTCGTATAATGAACTCATTAAAGAGACAACCAGTTCCCTTTAAGTTTATACCTTACATCTTTATGGTGGCAGTTATTTCTGCTATCCCTACAGGTGTAATGGTATAACTACCTAGGCAAAACTTAACATAACTAAATAATACTGTAACATAAATTTACATGGGCGAACTACAAACAGTTTCAGACATATCACCATTCACAGCCATTATATGGTGCTTCTACCCAATCGGGATACTAGTTCTAGCAGAATTAGTTCTTAGAGCAGTCAATGATGACGACGATGATGATTTTCAAGGAGGAAAGGGTGTTAAAATATCCGAACCACTTATGGTTCCATCAGGAACATGAACTGGGAACATCCATACTGGAAGTATGCTGAACGTGTAAATGGTCGTCTAGCAATGATCGGAATTTTAATTTTATGTATCAAATCACTTTTCTAATAGCATTAGTTTCTTATGTTGCTCTTAACGCAGGGCAATATGTAATGTCATGATATTAATATCAACAATTTTAAATACAATTCCACCAGGTACGAGAGACTTGGTGGAATTTAGTTTTTTCTTGGCAGTGGGAGTAACTGCAGGTTCTTTAGGTTTATTGTCGTAAAAAATGGGATTAGGAATATTAACATCAACATCAATGATTTTGAGTGAGGTGGTCTTAGCATTTGCCGTTTTTCTATTCATGATGTATAATATGAAAGAATAGTATATTCTAGAATCATGCAAAAAATAGTAAACGCAATTGCTATCGCATCTGGTGCGGTCTCTCTTGCTGTTGTTGGTCTAGGTGGATACGTCTTCATTCGTAAGGATGCCATCATAGATAACGTAAAAAGTAAAGTAATGGAATCAGTTCTACCTGGTGGAATTGGTGGAGCACTTGGTGGCGGTGGTCTTGGTGGAGCAGGATTAGATCTTCCTAAGTTTGGAGCACCAGAAGCTGATGCACCAACAGAACCATCATTACCAGTGCCAATGCCTTTCTAATGGTTAAGATCAATATATAGGGTAGATATATATTGATTTCATGACTGAAGAAGTAAAAAAAGAAGAGGTCAAAAAGAAAGGCCCTCTAGGTAAGTTAAAAGAACTTGCTGCAGACAAAGAAGAACAGATGGAAATCTTTTCTACTTTCGTTAGACTGGGAATTTTGATTTGGTCTGGTGGGATATTAACATTGAACTACGTTTCAATACCTAACTTCCCTCAAAAAAATATTGATCCGACATTTATCGCTTCGGTATTTACAGGAGTTTTGGCTAGCTTTGGAATTCAAACTGCCAAGAATAAAAGTGCATCTGCTGGTGGTGGTGGAGCAAATATTTCCAAAAAAGATATGGAAATATTAATTGAGAAGGCAGCAAACACAGCACCTGCTCAAACAATAAGACTGGAGCAAGCACCAATGGTTATTGCACCTGGCCCTTCAAAGAAGGTATAACTTGATACTCTAACACAGTGTGTAAACCGACACAGTAATGTGTATTTCTACCTAGTATGTTATAATAAATACCAATAGAACGTGGAGCAAACTATTATGTCTCACTATACTGTTGGTTATCACGATAACTACAATGGATTACATGAAATTTGTGAGTATGCGGATGATGCATATCATGCTATCAAACAAGCAGAGGAAGACCTAAAGGGTTACAACTCTCCACACAAAGCAGAATACTGTATTAAAGAGAACTAATGAAAGAACTACCAGTAACATCAGCATGTGTCATCTTCGGATTGATTGCATGCACTATAATCACTCTAGTACCAGTTGCTTGGGTTTAAACATATAGTATGTGATAGTATGTTAGTATTATAAATTATATTAATACTACACATTAATAAATGTTATCAACACAATACCGTTTACGGTTGGAAGCCATTTGCAAAGACATTGCATCAGGCACAGAAGTAGGGTTAGATGATATGATATGGGCAGAAAAATTATCGAAAGCAAATACTTCTGCAAGAGGTATGCTTAATAGGGCTCGCAGGATGAAAACAAATCCTGACGAGTCTTTTTTAAATGAGTTGAATATAGGAGACTCCGATCCAACTCAACATCGTAGGGGTTTCGGTGATCCAAATGATGTGGTAGACTGGTTTCATCAAGATAGGCCAGATGACTGGCGACAAAGAGACTAATGGATACTCAAGCTATGACATCAGGGAGTGCAACTCCTTCTAATATTCAAGCACAAAGAGATGCTATACCACCTATGGTAGTCAATAAAATGAATCTTATATCTGATGCATTGAAAGTAGAACTAAAACAACTCATTAATGAAGTGTTAGATGACAGGATAAGAAAAGAATGCCAGTAGTTCATAGTGTAAATGTTATGATATTAATACTCTTGATTTGTGTAGGAATTGTGATATACTACATATTGAGATATGATCATTACTTTCCAAATGACTAGAGAGTACGCAAAGGATAGAGAAGAATACTTTCGGGAGTTTCAT